GTCAATTCTGGGCCGGGGCAAGGAGCAGATGGAGGCACTACAGCAGTCACACTTGGTGGAACAACTTACACAGCCACAGGTGGTGGTGGTGGCGGAGGTCGTGGTTTAACAGGTGGTAGAGATGGTGGATCTGGTGGTGGTCGATCTGCTACTCCTGCGGGAGCAGGAAATACTCCTCCAATAGCGGGACCCTTAGGTGGTCCTCAAGGAAATGCTGGTGGCTGCGGAATTCAAGCAGCTGGCGGTGGTGGTTTTGGTGAAGTCGGTTGTACCGATGGATCAAGAGCAGGTGGAGATGGATTTTTAATAACATTAGATGGATCACCTTACGGAGTTGCCGGTGGAGGAGGTGGTGGTGGACCAGGTCCCGGAACTTCTCCTGGTGGAGATGGGGGTGGTGGTAATGGAACGCAGACTTGTGAAGGTTCTAATGGAGGTACAAACACTGGTGGTGGAGGTGGAGGTGGAAATGGTGGTCCTTCGCTAACAGGGAAAATTGGTGGTTCAGGAACAGTGATTCTTCAAGAAAATTATACTCTACAACAGGGTGGACCAGGTGTTTGGCAAATGAACACTGTATATGATTATGTAAAACAGGGAAAATGGTAATAGCGACATTGACACTATAAATAAATTATAATATACATAAATTTTAAGGAGCATAAATATGGCACATTTCGCAGAACTAGATAACAATAACGTAGTAACAAGAGTGATCGTTGTTGGCAACGATGTTGCAACAGCAGCAGGACCTTTAGGAACAAATGACATGCACGTTGATGGCGAAACATGGTGTGTTAATTTTTTCAAAGGTGGCAACTGGAAACAGACTTCTTATAATGACAATTTTAGAAAACAATACGCAGGCAAAGGTTATACTTTTGACGCTGCAAAAGACAAATTTATTACACCCCAACCATATGATTCATGGGCATTAGATGGAAATGATGACTGGCAAGCGCCAGTTACTTATCCAACGGATACTGAAGATAAACATATTGCTTGGGATGAAGCAGGACAAAAATGGACTGCGACCGCTGGAATAGATCCAGTCAATAATTTCAATTGGGACGCTTCAGGATTAACTTGGGTGTCCGCATAAGGAGACTCATATGGCTAGCCCTTCAAATGGCGGTATAATCGGAGTAGTTAATAAAACTTCTTTCGGGAATGATACCATTACATCAATCACAGCAAGTGGACCCGGTACAATCACTACAGCAGCAGGAACTAGATTTATTAATACTTTAGTAAGTGCAGGCGGTGGTGGCGGAGGAACTGGTGGTGGCGGAGCTGGTGGTTTAAGATGTTTTACATGTGTTTCTGTATGTGGTAGTACACCTTATGCTGTAGTTGTAGGAGCTGGAGGTGCTGGGGGTTGGCCACCTGCTGCAGTTGATGGAACTGATTCAAGTTTAACAATTGGATGTACAACATACACATCTGATGGTGGTGGCGGCGGTGGACCAGGACAAAATGCTGCTGGTGTAGCTGGAGGTTCTGGTGGTGGAGGATCTGGAGGACCAAGTCCTCCTTCTTGTTCAGCAGGAGGAACAGGTAATTCACCTCCCACAAATCCTTCTCAAGGAAATACTGGAGGACCTGGATATGGTCCAACTGCAAGTTTTACAGCTGCTGGAGGTGGTGGAGGACACACTGGAACTGGAAGCGCTGCTACAAGTCCAGGTAACGGTGGAGCAGGTGGAGCAGGAACAGATTTTGACACGGCTTTTCCAGGAGCTTTAGCTCCAACATGTTCAGTTTTTGCTGGCGGAGGCGGTGGTGGAACAAATTCTGGAACAGCTGGCGGTGGTGGAACTGGCGGTGGTGGAACTGGAGCAGGAAGTACAGGACCAAGAACTAATTGTGGTGAAGCAGGAACAACTAACTCAGGTGGTGGCGGAGGTGGTGGAAGAGGCCCGGGAGGATCTCCTGGCGCAGGTGGTGCAGGTGGATCAGGTGTCGTAGTCGTAAAAGAATTAAACAAAGCAAGTGGTGTGTGGTCAATGCAATCACAATTTCAAGCTCGGGGAGCCGAAACATGGCCAGAAACACCACCTAATTTTGTAACTGGTACAGGTGGATGTATAAGTTATTCAGGAGATTACAAAATTCATACATTTTTAGCTTCAGCTAACTTTATAGTTTCTGCAGCAGGAGTTCCTGCTGGTTCAACAACAGTTGATTACTTAGTAGTAGCAGGAGGAGGTGGTGGTTCTATAAATGGTGGAGGAGGTGGAGCAGGTGGATATAGAGAATCTTCTGGTGTAGCTTCTGGTTGTTATACAAGATCACCTTTAGGAGCATGTGTTGCTGCATTAACAGTTGCTAAACAAACTTACGCAGTAGTAGTTGGTGGTGGAGGAACAGGTGCTACAGACACTGTTTCTACTAGTAGAACTGGAGTAAATTCAACTTTTTCAACAATCACATCAGCAGGTGGTGGTGGTGCTGGTCAATTTAGTGGCTGTAGTCCTAATCCAATTTATCATATTGGAGCATGTGGAGGATCAGGAGGTGGAGGAGCTGCACCAGCACCGCCGCCAGGACCAGGAGCCGGTGGAGCTGGAGATACACCTGATGTAACTCCTAATCAAGGTTTTGCTGGTGGAGGTGGATTCCATCAAGGTTGTGTATATTTTGCAGGTGGTGGTGGAGGTGGAGCAACTGCGGTTGGTGTTACAGGTGGAAATGGTCCTAGTTCAGGTCCTGCTGGAAAAGGTGGAGCAGGTGCAACTTCTTGTATTACAGCAAGTCCTGTTGGAAGAGCAGGTGGAGGAAATGGTAAAGGCTGTGGAGGTCCAGCTGGACCTTCTATAGGTTTTGGTGGTGGAGCAGAAAATACAGCTGGATGTACAAACACTGGAGGTGGTGGAGGTAGTGGTCCAAGTAATGGAAATGGTGGTCCAGGTGTTGTTGTTATTAGATATAAATATCAATAATTGACAGTTTCATAACAAATGTTATATTAAATTCATAAAGACATATGAACCTACAGAATCAATATTGGTATTTTCAATCTGCCGTCCCTGCTAGAATTTGTGATGAGATTAAAAAATATGCAATCTCTATTAAAGATCAAATGGCAGTCACCGGTGGTTATGGAGATCCTGAAAAACTCAATCAAGACCAAGTTAAAGATTTAAAAAAGAAAAGAGATTCTAATATTGTTTGGTTAAGTGAGCAATGGATTTATAACGAGGTACAACCGTATATCAAGCAAGCAAATGCTAGTGCCAATTGGAATTTTCAATGGGACCATAGTGAAGCTTGTCAATTTACCAAATATAATAAAGGCCAATATTATGACTGGCACTGTGACGGCTGGGGCGGAGCTTATAATAGACCCGATACTCCTTCTCATGGAAAAATTAGAAAGCTTTCGGTTACTTTATCTCTGTCTGATGGTAAAGAATATAAAGGCGGCGACTTTGAAGTAGATTTTAGAGACAAGGATCCGGATAAAAAAGTAAATACTAAAGTTGTAAAAGAGATTAGGCCCAAAGGATCTATAGTAGTATTTCCTTCTGATTTATGGCATAGAATAAAACCCATAACAAAAGGAGTAAGATATAGTTTAGTGATCTGGAGTTTAGGATGGCCATTTAAATGAAAACTAAAAAGGATTTTCCAACACAATTAACTAGAGAAGATTACTTTCAATGTCCGGTATGGTTTGCCGATGTTCCTGAATTTGTTAATGATTTAAATAAGGCTTCAGATAAATATATTGAAGTAGCAAAGAAAAATTTAAAAAAAGATATAGCTAAAAGAAATAAAAAGTTTGGAGATAGAGGAGACATGGGTCATGTGTTTCATTCAAATAGTTTAATTGGAGACCCTAATTTTTTACCATTACAAAATTATATCGGTGCCACAGCCCATAATCTATTGGTTGAAATGGGTTTTAATGTGGATAACCATCAAGTATTCATCACAGAAATGTGGGTGCAGGAATTTGCTAAAAGAGGAGCAGGTCAACATAGTTTACACACCCATTGGAACGGTCACATCTCTGGGTTTTATTTTTTAAAAGCTAGTGAAAAAACATCTAGACCAATATTTGAAGACCCGAGAGCAGGGAACCTAATGAATCTTTTACCTCAAAAAGATATGGCTAAAATAACTTATGCCAGTCATCAAGTTAATTATGATGTAAAACCTGGAAGGATGATATTCTTTCCATCGTATCTGCCGCATATGTATACAGCGGATATGGGTTATGAGCCGTTTAGATTCATACACTGGAACTGTCAGGCAATACCGAAGGGAGTATTAAATGTCCAAAAAAAATAAAGTAATTAATATCATTAAACTAAAGGACATAGATCCAATTCGAGCTGCATATATTCATGCAACGTTAGGTCAACATCCTAAGAAACATAATTCAGATTTTGTTGAAACTTTAATAAATCATAAATTAGAGAAGAAAAAAAAGTATAGCGAACACAATAGAGATACTAGGTTGGACCCTTTCAAGGGGACTAGTATAGAAGGAAAGGATTAATAAAATGCCATTCAAAAAGGATAAATATAAAATATTAAGAGGAGCTATTTCAAAAGAGCTAGCCTCTTTTGTTTATTCTTATTTTTTAAAGAAAAGACAAGTAGCCCGATTTTTATTTGATCAAAAATATATCTCGCCCTTCACTGAGTATTGGGGTGTATGGAATGATAATCAAGTTCCTAATACTTATTCTCATTATTCAGATACAGTAATGGAAACATTACTAGAAGCTTTAAGAGCAAAGATGGAAAAAGAAACGGGATATAAGTTAAATGAAACTTATTCTTATGCCAGGATTTATAAGACTGGAGATGTTCTTCATCGGCACAAAGATCGATACTCGTGTGAGGTCTCTACGACTCTCCACTTAGGGGGAGATCCCTGGCCCCTTTATTTAGATCCTACAGGGAAAACAGGTCAAGCTGGTATCAAAATAGAACTGGCACCAGGGGATATGTTGCTTTATTCTGGATGCGATATTGAGCATTGGCGTGAAGCTTTTGCAGGGAAAGATTGTGCGCAAGTTTTTTTTTGCATTACAACGATTCCAAAAAGAAAACCGCTAAAACAAATAAATTTGATGGACGTCCTTTTCCAGGACTTCCGGCATGGTTTAAAGGCTTTACATTACCTAAAAAATAGTTTATATAATAAGACTGGTGGGGGA